CCGCCGCTGCTAACGACTTCATCAACTTGAACGGCACTACCACTGGCGGTGTTGCAGGTTCGTGGGTTGAAATCTTTGCAATTGCAGCCAATAAGTACATGGTCAAAGGCACGGTGATGGGCACAGGTACCGTTGCCACTCCGTTCGCAAACTCCTAATCAACTCAAGGGGCTTCGGCCCCGTTTTTAAAGGAGATTGATTATGACGATGCAAACTGACGTACTAGCCAGTCAAGTACTAACTGCCGACGGACAATTTACAAACCAAGCAAGCGCTACCATAACCCGCGCAAGGGTGAAAGCCGTTTACATAATCCCCGCTGCCACTGCTGGCAGTGTTGTGTTTAAAGATGGCGGCGTAAGCGGGACAACTCGTTTGACCTTGAATACGGTAGGCTCCGTTACGCAACCCACATACTTGATATTTCCGGGTGAAGGTATATTGTTCAGCACCAATATTTATGCGGATGTGACGAGCATAGGTTCAGTCACAATTTTCTATGGCTAAAAAGAAAGGCCCAGTTCTCTCGGTTGGTCGCGGCGAAAAGCTGCCGATCTCCAAGGGGGCGGGCTTGACTGCCAAAGGCCGTGCCAAGTACAACGCAGCCACAGGCAGCAACTTGAAAGCCCCCCAGCCTCAAGGCGGCAAGCGCAAAGATTCGTTCTGCGCACGTATGTCGGGGATGCCGGGTCCAATGAAAGACGAAAAGGGTAAGCCTACCCGCAAGGCGGCTGCTCTTTCAAGATGGAAATGCTAGGAGTTTAATATGTCAATGGATGAAGAAAAAATTACGGACGAAACACGGATTTTAAATAAGTCTAAAAAATTGGGTCAAAATATGGATCCCGGACTCACTAGGTTTTACGATGGTTCATCCAAGGCCATCCCAATGCCAATTCCAAGAATGGAAGATAAAAGTGAAGACATAGAAGAATATTTTAACAAAGGTCAGAAGTCTAAAAAAAGCCGTTCTGGAAAAGTTACAGACAACTCTTTTCTAAGGTTAAAAAAAGGCGGCGCAGTTTCTGCTTCCAGCCGTGCTGATGGTATCGCCCAACGAGGAAAAACCCGTGGAAAGATGCGCTGACATGACTGAAGACGCTATTCAAACAGCCCGTGAACTTGCTACGCATGCGTCTGACATCAAGCACTTGCAAGACGACATGGACAAGATGCTGGAGAACATGAAAGTCATGCAGGCAACGCTGACGGCCATTGACAAAACGCTGTCTGAAGCTCGTGGTGGCTGGAAAGTTTTGATGCTGGTTGGCGGGGCAAGTAGCGTCGTAGGCGCTAGCTTAGTTCAGCTTGTTAACTGGTACGCAGGCGGTAAGTAATGTACCTGACAAGCAACATCCCGTACTTTAAATGCTGGGTGCGCAAAGAGTTTACGAATGCTCACCAGAAGTACCAAGGTGAGTTTATTCACGGGTTGGCAGTGGCGGTCACTACCATTCCTGACAGAAGTTTGAGTTTTCAGATGATCTTTACTGGTCTTGAAGAGGGTGAGAACGTACATGGCGGGGCAATGTGGGCGCGGATGCCGCTTGCTGCGCTTGTTGGAGATATTCCGCTGGAAGTGTGGCCTGAACGTATGTTGAACCATTTGTCGCAGCCTTGGGACTGCAACTCATACAATCACTCCATCATCAGCTTGGAGCGTGCAAAGCCTTCTCCGTGGATGTGCAAGATAGGCGGGGAGTTTTACACCGGCAGGTATTTGTTCACTGTAGATTACGCAGAGAGCGATGTTTCTGAAGACCCGTCGCAGCACAAGCAGAGTCATGTGCTGATATTGACGGACGCAGGTAAGTGGACTGGAAATGTTGTGGCGCTGCCCAACAACCGGGTTCGGGTAACGAGTCCAGCTTATTGGCAAACTGGACAGGGAGCGCCTGATTTCAGGCCAAACCAGTGGATTCACTGTGCGGAGCAAGATGACTCGTACATGGATGCGGAGCAGACGTTTAACAACCTTTATCAGGAGCAAGAGAAATGATGAAATCAAAAATGATGGCCAGTGGCGGCATGATGAAAACCAAGATGATGGCCAGTGGCGGCGCTATGCCCATGAAAGATGGCAAGCCTACTTTTGTTGGTGACGGCAAAGGCATGGCAGCTAAAGGTGGTGTTATGCCCAAAGCTCTGGCTAAACACGCAGCTAAACCCGCATCCAAGGCCCACAAAGGTCTGGCTGGTGGCGGCATGGCCAAGATGGCCAAAGGTGGCGGCATCGAGACCAAGGGTAAAACCAAGGGCACGATGGTCAAGATGAAGTCCGGCGGCAGAGCCTACTAAGGAGCCGTCATGGCTGAGCGCGACAAAAATGATACGGGTGTAACGACATACGACAAGCTGCCTCGTGGCCAAAAGGAAGAGATTGACAATCGACGCCGTGCCGCAGTCAAAGCTGCTGAAGACACGCCCAAGCGCCGCGTGGGCGATGTCGTGGCGGACGTAGCCGCGCTCAGTCCGTTCGCGCCGCGTGATAGTGGGGGCGCACAAAAACGTTACAGCGCAAGCCGTCAGAAGGCGATTGATGATGCAAAGGATCGCGCCGAGTATAAAGACTTAAAGTCTGGCCCGACCAAGCTGTTTAAGATGCCTGAAGGCACTCCCGGCATGCCTATAGGCGAGAAATCGTCTTTGGGGAGTTTTAAAGTAGTAGATTACGCCAAAGGCGGCAAAGTGTCATCGGCGTCCAAACGTGCTGACGGCATTGCCCAGCGCGGGAAGACACGAGCATGATGCCGAGCCGTGGTATGGGGGCAGTCTCCCCCAGTAAAATGCCCAAAGGCAAGAAGATCACCCGCAAGGATGATCCGAACAAGGTTGACCTGTTTGCCAAGGGTGGTAAGGTCAACGCGGCTGGCAACTACACAAAGCCCGGTCTTCGTAAAAGGATCGTTAGCCAAGTCAAAGCCGCTGCAACGCACGGCACGGGAGCAGGCCAGTGGTCAGCCCGTAAAGCGCAGCTCGTGGCCAAGAAGTACAAAGCCTCTGGTGGCGGGTACCGTGATTAAAAAGCCACAGCAATCCCTAAAGGACTGGGGCAAACAAGATTGGACAACCAAAAGTGGAAAAAAATCTTCTGAAACAGGTGAAAGATACCTTCCAAAAGCTGCGATCAAAAGTCTCAGCCCTGCTGAGTACGCTGCGACAACGCGTGCAAAACGTGCTGGCAAAGCTAAAGGGAAACAGTTCGTAGCTCAACCCAAAACGATTGCAAAGAAAACAGCAGGGTTTAGATAATGGCAACCACCTCTGGCACAGCAGCCTTTAACCTTGACCTAACTGATCTGGTCGAGGAAGCGTTTGAGCGTGTCGGTAGCGAGATGCGTACTGGCTACGACTTGCGGACTGCCCGCCGGTCGTTGAACCTGCTGTTTGCTGACTGGGCCAACCGTGGCGTGAACATGTGGACGTTTGAGCAAGGCTCTATCACTTTGGTGCAGGGGCAAAACACTTACGCTCTGCCGTCAGACACCGTTGACCTACTTGAGCACGTTATTCGCACTGGTGCAAACACGGCGTCTACACAGGCAGACTTGACGATCACCCGGATCAGCGTATCAACCTATGCCACGATTCCGAACAAAATTCAGCAGGCGCGGCCCATCCAAATCTGGATTCAGCGGTACAACGCACAAAGCTCGCCTACGGGCCTGACGCTGAACGGCACTATTACCGCAACGGCTACAACACTTACCCTCAGTTCTACTGTGGGCCTGCCCGCCTCCGGTTTCATCAAAATTGACAGCGAGATCATCAACTACAGCTACGTATCAGGGAATACCCTAAACGACTGTTTCCGCGCCCAGAACAACAGCACAGCAGCCGCTCACACTACAAGTACAGCCGTGTTTTTGGAGCAGCTCCCGGCGGTCACTGTCTGGCCAACGCCGGATGGCTCCCAGACCTACACGCTGGTTTACTGGCGTCTGCGCCGTACGCAGGATGCCGGTGGGGGTGTCAACATCATGGACGTGCCCTTCCGGTTTGTGCCTTGCATGGTGGCTGGACTGGCCTACTATTTGGCTATAAAGGTGCCCGGTGGCATTGAACGTCTGGGCGTGCTCAAACAGCAGTACGATGAGGCTTGGCAACTGGCTTCGGATGAGGACCGTGAGAAGGCGTCTGTGCGTTTCGTGCCTCGCCAGATGTTTATTGGAAGTGGTACGTAAGTGAGCAACCGTTTTTCTTCTGGCAAGAACTCGATTGCCATTTGCGACAGGTGTGGTTTTCAGTTTAAGCTGACCAATCTGCGTAAAGAAGTTGTTAAGACAAAAATTAACAACACACTGGTTTGCCCGTCCTGCTATGACCCGGATCAGCCCCAGCTTCAGTTGGGCATGTATCCAGTAGATGACCCGCAAGCGGTTCGCAATCCGCGCAGGGACTCAACGTATGTCGAGGCTGGTGTAAACGTGGCAGGGTTCAATACCGGGGGTAGCCGGGACATCCAGTGGGGCTACAACCCGGTTGGCGGTTCAAGTTTCTTTACCGAGTTGATGACACCAAACAATCTGGTGTTGACGACAGCGGTAGGTCAAGTAACAATCTCAGTAACTTAGGAGTTAGAAATGGCCATATCGTACAAAACCAGACCAGCCCCAACACAGGCGGTCATTAAGCCAACGGACAACAAGCAGTACATGAAGGATTTAAACGTGTCGGTGGCCAATGACCGCAGCAACGATTACAAGCCAACAAAGACCACAGGCATAGTGACCCGTGGTAACGGCGCGGCCACCAAAGGCCGCACTGCACGGGGACCAATGGCGTGAACTACACCCAGTTAACAAATGCGATCTGCGATTACACGCAGAACTTCGACACTGACTTTGTTTCAAACATTCCGGTGTTTGTAGAGCAGGCCGAAGAACGCATTTTTAACACCGTCCAGTTTCCACCACTTCGCAAGAATCAGTTCTCATTAATCACAGCAAACAACAAGTACATCTCCTTGCCAAACGACTTCTTGTCTGTGTTTTCGTTGGCCTTGGTGACGGGCGTCACTAACGCAAATTTAGACACGGGCACGTTTGAGTACTTGTTGAACAAGGATGTGAACTTCATCAGGCAGGCGTACCCCACTCCAAATTCTACGGGCGAGCCAAAATATTACGCCTTGTTTGGGCCAACGATAGTTAATTCAGCAATTACAACTGAACTATCGCTTATTCTTGGCCCAACGCCTGACGCTGCGTATTACGTAGAGCTACATTACTTCTACTACCCCACTTCAATTGTCACGGCTGGCACATCTTGGCTTGGCGACAATTACGATCCCGTCCTGTTGTACGGCTCTTTGGTAGAAGCAAACACGTTCATGAAGGGTGAGGCCGACATGACCGCTTTGTACAACGGCAAGTACACAGAGGCTCTAGCGCAGGCCAAGCGACTTGGTGATGGACTTGAGCGCGGAGATGCGTATCGGGACGGTCAATACAAACAAAAGGTGATCTGATATGGCGTTTGACCAGACACTCACCACCAGCTTTAAACAGGATATTTTGCTGGGCGTACACGACCTTGACACGGACACGCTAAAGATGGCATTGTATTTGGCAACAGCCAATCTTGGCGCGGACACCACCGTTTACACAGCAACAGGCGAGACATCGGGTACGGGCTATACAGCCGGGGGCAATGTGCTGACAGGCGTTACGGTAGAGATCTCTGGCACTACAGCCTTTGTTGATTTTGCTAACCCCACATGGAACCCCGCTAATTTCACGGCCCGAGGCGCGTTAATCTATAACGTCACCAAGAGCAACAAAGCAATTGCTATATTGGACTTTGGTTCCGACAAGGTGGCGACCACCACCTTCGTGGTTGAGATGCCATCCAATACAGTGTCATCCGCGCTCATTAGAATTTCATAAGGACCAACATGATTGTTACGACCACCAAAGGCGATATGGATGACTCCCTGCTTGAAAAGCGGGAAGGCTCAGTGGATAATGACAACGAGTACACCACTTGGACGGAGTATTGGTTAGAGGAAGAACTTGTACACCGGTCCGTGCATGTTCAGTTGAAGAAAACCGTAACGCTCACTAGCTCAGTGGCATCTTTTTAAGGAACTATCGTGGCAAATACTCAATCCATGTGCACTTCGTTTATGCAACAGCTTATGGTGGGGGAGCATCAACTTGGCACTGCAACGCTTGTCTCTCGCACCAGCCTAACCGCACCAACTACAGACACCCTTAAAGCGGCTTTGTATTTGACAACCGCAACAATCAATGCGGCAACCACTGTTTACACGGTAACGGGTGAGGTGTCTGGCACTAACTATACGGCTGGCGGCGTTACGGTAACAAACGCTACGGCTCCAGCGTCAACCAACACATCGGCAACAGCGGGTGTGGCGTTTTTTACGCCTTCAGCCAGTTTGACCTTTACCACGGTGACGCTCTCAACGGCGTTTGACTGCGTGTTGTTGTACAACTCGACTCAAAGTAACAAGGCCATCAGCGTCCACACCTTTGGATCGCAGACTGTTACGGCTGGCTCGTTCTCACTCACAATGCCTGCAAACACAACATCAGCGGCGTTGATTCGCTTGGCTACAACTTAAACCGAAACGGTGTAGGCCGTAATGTTTGGCATATCCGCATTTGCAGAAGCTCCAT